TATATATGTGGTTACATGATGCAGATGCTTGTTATTTATCTGTTATATTTGGCAATCTTAAATGGGATTGGATGATAGTTCCATACGATGAAAGTTATATTGCAACAGTATTAGATATGATCAAAGAGTTCTGGGGATATGTTGCAAGAGATGAAGAACCAGACATAAACAGAGGAGAAGGACTATGAATAAACACATGGAGTTATGGAATAAGGTAAGCGAGACTGATAAAGCACACACTAAAAAAGTAAACTTTGGTCGTGGATTTACAGCTATTGATGCTCATTATCAAATAAGAAATGTTACTGAACAGTTTGGAGTAGTAGGTGTAGGTTGGGGATGGAATTCAACAACAGAATATATTCATTTACCTAATAAAGATGTAGTTGTGGTATCAGGTGTATCAGTATGGACACACGCAGATGAAAAAAATATATTCGGTCCATTCAATGGTTGTAAATTATTATACAATGCAAAAAAAGATCAGCTTGATGATGACGCACCAAAGAAAGCTATTACTGATGGCTTAACAAAAGCAATATCACACTTAGGATTTAATGCAGATGTATTCTTAGGTAAATTTGATGGAAATAAATACACAGAAGAAGATAAGAAAGAAGAAAATAAGAAAGGAAAAGGTAATGACCAAAGTTGGGCGTCCTAAATTAGATAATAAAAAAATGGTAGCGATTAATCTATCACTACCGCAAGCAATGCTTGACGCGGTACAGGCACAGGCAGATTCTATTGAAGAATCAAAAGGTATGATAGTCAGAGCGGCTATTAGACAAATGTTTGCAACGCAACAGCTACAACAAAAAGGAGTAAACGATGGCTGAATATGATAACACAAACAGAGGTGCAGTATTCTCACCAAGAGACACAACAAAGATGGTACTTCAAGGTAAGATAAACTTAGAAGGTAATGACAGAGATGTTATTGTTGTGAGTGATACAACACAAGCTGGTCAAAAGATAATGAAACTGTATCAAAAGGTTGGCGCTATGTTTACCAATGATAAAGGTGACAACGAGAACAGACCAGACTTTAGTGGCAACATAGATAATTACGCTACCAATAAAGATATGCGTGTATCAGGTTGGACTAAAGAAAAGGATGGTAAGAAATGGTTGTCTCTTAGTGTTGAAGAGAAACGAGGAGTTGCACCACTACCAAATGTTAATCAACTAGACGATGAGATACCATTCTAATTGTCGTGTGTTAATTAATCGTATTAAATAGACCACAAGCTGTGGGTTTTTAAGTAGCTACTTAATTACCCACACACCAAACGGAGGAACAAATGAAAAAGAAATACCCAGATAGTTTAATTAAAGAAGCACACTTCTTAGCATTGAGTGGTGAGATACCTAACAAAGATATAGCTAAGTACCTAAAATTAACTAAGAATGAATTAAATTATGTACTCTATACTTTAGAACCAAAAGAAAAACCAAAACCTAAAGAACGTACTATCACTGAAAGTTTCTTAGACTTCTTTATTTTGGAGGAATATAAATGACTTCTTCTCAACAAGTAATTGACAGGCTCAAACGAGTAGCTAGTATTATACAGCTAGACGCAGTAGAAAAAAATAGAACAGGAGTTAGAAACAGAGGAGATGAGTTACTAGCTTTACTAATTTTATTAGAAGAAAAATTAATAGACGAAGAAGAAAGAGTTTATTTTAAAGAAGAGGAAGATAACAATGAAAGCTGAGCCAATATTTATGACACGCAGAGACAAAGTATTACACGAAGCCAACCAATTAATTAGTCAAGATAGAAACAATCAGTACGGAGATCCTCATATTAATATGCTAATGATTGCACGCGCTTGGTCAGAGGTACTTGATCATACTGTACAAACGTGGCAAGTACCTATTATGTTAGCACAAATGAAACTAGCTAGGATATCAAGCGGTGGGTACAAAGAAGACTCTATCGTAGATGCTATAGGATACCTAGCATTAGCAAGTGAGATCAAAGATAAAAAGGTTTCCGAATTATAAAGATGAGACTTATGTTACAGGGTCGTATGAAAAACTTATCGAGCAGATGGTTGATCATCGAAGCACACTTGGTATATCACAGGAGGAATTAGCAGATAGGATTGGGTGTGCTTCATCACTTATACATAAATGGGAACAACACAAACGAGTGCCATCAGGTTTCTTGTTTACGTGTTGGTTAGATGCGCTTGGCTGCGAGATCCAGATCAACTTCAAAAAAACTTAGGCAAGAATCCGCTACTTGTGAAGCATGTGGTGTTGATTCCGATTTATTTGTAGCTATACTAGCTAACATAGAACCTGTCAGGCATTACATTATATGCTTAGACTGCTATCAGAGGGATACATGGCAAACAAAAATAAACTCAAAGGAACTTACCACGAAAACTGGTTCGTCAAATGGCTCAAAGAAATCGGCATCGAAGCCAAGAGAGTACCGCTCAGCGGTGCACTCGGAGGAGAATACTCAGGTGACATCCACCTCGAAGTCAACGGACGAAAGCTGGTGGGTGAAGTAAAGTACAGAGATAAGTCTAATTTCCCTAGCCCTTTCAAAGTATTAGAAGGCAGAGACATTGCCTTTTATAAGAGGAGAACAGGTACTCCTCAAACCCTAGTCATCATGAGTGGTGATCAATTCAAACAACTAATGGAGTTAAGCAATGACACAAATGAATTCAGTTCTTAATCATTTAAAAGATCATAATCACATCAACACATGGATAGCATTTACTGAATACAAATGCACTAGACTAGCTGATGTAATCTTTAAATTAAAAAAGAAAGGTGTAGTGATTGATACAGAAATGAAATACAATGAAAAAACTAAAACAAAATGGGCGCAATATAACCTTATATCTTTAGGTTTAAAAGCTTAAGTTAAACGTATCCTAACTAGGAATGGAGGAACCTAGCTAGGATACTTATGAACATAAACAGGGAGGAAATATGTTCACCACTAGATTAGCTGAAAGTATATGGACAAAGCAAGTAAGAAATCCTAGTGGCAAACTAATTCTTCTTGCATTAGCTAGGTATGCCAACAAGGAATGTATATGTTGGCCTAGTATTGAAACGTTATCTAACGATACTGGTATATCAGAACGTCAGATCATGCGGATAATAAAAGACCTCGAGAAAGATAACCTGCTGCTTGTTAAGAGAGCAGGTTGGAACAAACCTAATGTCTATAAGTTTACATATAGTGACACCATGTCACCCGAACCAAGTATAGATTATTATAATATAGTTAATGGTTAGAGTGACACCATGTCACCATACAAGGAGTACCAATGGAAGACATCAAGAAACACAGAGAGTGGATTGTAATACAAGTAGCTGCACTGCGTGCTAAATTCTATGCACCTAGATTAGAGCCAGCAGTTAACAAAGCTTACATGATTTCGTGGGCTGACACACTACAAGTGTACAGCAAGCAGGAAATCACAGACGCAATGGCTGCTCATGTACGCGAAAGTCCACGCATAACGCCCAACGAAGGCATGATTAGAGAATTAATAATACAACACAGGCCAAGAGCAAAAGCACCACCTCAAAAGCCAGTAGAAGAGAAGCCCAAACTTAGCGTAGAAGAACGCAGAAGAATATCAGCAGATGTAATGTCTACATTCCAACGTGTAGTAAAAAAACCTTGAGGTCAGTTGGCAAATATAGTATGATCTCAGTACAAAATGGAGGAAGTAATGGAGAGAAAAGGATTCATTGGAGGATCTGACGCTGTAAAAATTATGAATGGCGATTGGATAGAACTTTGGGAAATTAAGACAGGTAGAGTAGAGTCACCTGATCTTAGTAAAAACTTAGCAGTACAGATGGGTATACTTACCGAGGACTTTAACATTAGTTGGTTCGAGCAAGAGTATGACAAACGTATTATCAATAACCAATATGAAATACTTATGGGTGGTACAGATACTATGCCACCACTTAAAGGTACACTTGATGGTACAGTAATATACCATAATGATATTATAGAATGTAAACACACTAACGCATTTAATAATATGGAAAAGGTTATCTCATATTATATGCCACAAGTGCAGTTATATATGTATCTTGAAAAAGCAAGTGGTTGTTATCTGTCTGTATTCTTT